CAGGTTCGAATCCTGTCTCTGGCCCTGCGAGTGTCGTATAGTGGTAATACCTCAGCCTTCCAAGCTGATGCTGTCAGTTCGATTCTGTCCACTCGCTCATAAAAACAAAAAAAGGGAAGATAAACTTCCCTTTTTTCGTGTCCTATACTCGTAGGAAGCATAAGACTATTTCGGTCCTACTTTCGAAATAAACCCACCAACACCAACAATGCGACTAGCCCAGCGAAGCCAGATTCGCCGAAACTGTTTATGATGGTTGTCAGGTTACCTATAACATTAACACCAAAGATGCCAGTACCGAATATTACTTCGGATACTGCACCAATAGCTATAAAAGACATCATTAAATGAGCTAAGTCATCTACATAGCCTTTTACCATTGTTACGATTTCCTTCATTGGTTTTCTCCCGTTAGTTAACAAAAAAGGCTACTATGTCGTGAAACAAAGCAACCTCATTAATAACTATCTAAAACAAAATATTTCTATATTTATATAAGGAAACCATTCAAAACAAATTTAAATCAAAAAAGCTTAACTATCAATATTACGGAGTTTATATGGCTACAGATTATGAAGTATTTGAGGGTAAATCTCTATCTGATGTATTCAAAGACATTTACGACAATACTGAAAAAAATAGACAACAATTAGATGTTTTAACAAGAGAACTTGTATCATTTATCAAGGATGGGGATAGTGCAGTTCAAATAGTTCCTATGTTAAAAGAATATCTTGAAATCAATGTAAAGAATGATGACCAGTTAGTTAAAATAGCAGCAATCGTTCAAAGGTTAGTTTCTTCCGAATCAAAAGGTGGCTCAGAAGAATCGTATGGATTATCAGATTCAGAAAAAGAACAACTAATGAAAGCAGTAGAAGAAACTGCAGAAGATGTTCAAAAGTATTCTGACAATATCACAGAGGATTTTAAATCACCGGAAAATTAATATGGCTAATAAAATACAACTAAGTTCCATAAAAACAAACGTTGGCGGATTAACATCAACAAAAGATGTTGATAATCATCTTAGAAAAACTTTGACTCAACTTATTAGAGAAATCAATAATGTTTTTTCTGATAGTGTTCATGAGTTAGCTGAAGTAAAAAAAGTTTACGCAACAGAAAAAGATTTACCAAGTGATGATGATGGAGTTCCAAAATACGAATTACTTGGTGGTATAGAATTTAAAAATATAAGTGGTAAAGGAACAAGTAAAGGAATTTCTGCTAAATCTTTAAATTCAAATTTAAAACAAATTCCTGTAGAAGGTGAGTATGTACTAATTCAAAGATTTTTTGGAGAATATTATTATACACCACAAGTAAATATTTTTAATAATCCTAATAATTCTTCTTATCAAGGATTTAGTAAAAGATTTCAAAATAGAAGTACCTATCGAGATAGTACTGAAACTGTAGAAACAGACAATACTGGTATAGTAGAAAATAAAAGTGCAAATCAGGTAAGAACTTTAGGTGATAAGTTTTTATCTAATTTTAATTTTAGACAAGTTATTCCTGAAGAGGGTAATGTTATACTAAATGGTAGATTCGGTAACTCAATTCGTTTAGGTAGTAATATAAAAAATAGTTTACAAGATTCACCAAATATAAAATTAAGAGCAGGACAATTACAAGATGTTACAAAGTTTGGTGAAGAAAGTTTAGTAGAAGAACTTGATACTAAACCGATAAATGCAGGAGTAGAAGAAAATATAAACTCAGATGGTTCTTCCATGTGGATGACTACAGACGAAACAGTTTCACTAACACCTGCAACATTAGAAGATGCTAACATATATCCAACCGAAGTAGCACCCGAAGTATTTGACGGTAAACAAATTATTCTTAATTCAGGTAGATTGATATTTAATAGTAAGGAAAATGGTATTCTTGGGTTTAGTGATGGACCTATAGATTTTTCAACATTAAATACATTTGGTGTATCGGCTAAACAAAGATTAAATTTATATTCTCCTACTGTAGTAATTGGTAGAAATGGAGAACAGGGTAAAACTAAAAACATAACTCTTCAAGGACAAGATATTTTCTTACAAAACGAAAAGGGTTATACTGCTATAATGAGTAAAGGAATAGAGTTGGGTTCAAGTAAACTTGAGCCAGCAGTGAAGGGTGACGTATTGGAAGATATTTTATCAGATTTAATGCAATCTATAAGTGATTTATCGTCAGTAATAATAGCTATTGCTACAACGCCAGTTGTTATTGTTACGCCGGGAACTCCGACACCACAAGTATATGCAGGAGAAGCTGCTAGAGCTGCACAAGTATTAAGCACTTTAGCAACATTATCAATAAAACTTAACACGATGAAGAGTCGTGTTGTAACACTACAATAAAAAAAGAGGTAATAAGGATGACTACAAAAAACCTTATAAAAGTTATAAGAAAACTGATTAGAGAAGAAGTTAAAAAAGAAGTAGGTAAGATACTTATTAGTGAGAGAAAAACTATATCTGAAAGACAGATAAAGCAACCCATTAGAAAAAAATCAAAAATCAAACCTAAGAAAAAAGTTACTTATACTAAAGACAATAAATCATTGAATGACATATTAAATGAAACAGTTGGTTTGACAAAAGGACCACAAGAAGAATATCCTGATATGGGTGGTAAACAATACACATCAGGTAATATGGCAGACGTTTTAGGTTATGGTGATATGGCAAGTCCTGAACTAAAAAGAGATAGAGTAGCAGCACAAACTTTAGCTGAAAAAGGTGTAACTCCCGATCAAGTAGGAGATGGAGTTGTTAACGCACTTACAAGAGATTATTCTGGTTTAATGAAAGCAATCAACAAAGGTAAATAATGGCATCCACAATTGAAAATAATTTAGATCCAGATACAAGTGTTGGTTTATCGTTCCCACTTGGATTTGTTGGTGATCGTTTTTTTAATAGAACCAAAACTATAGAAGAACAAGCACAACATAATCTAAGAAATTTGTTATTAACTAACTTAGGTGAGAGACCAAATCAACCAGAGTTTGGTTCAAGATTATTATCAGTTGTTTTTGAGTTTAAAGATGATACTTTGATTGAAGAAGTTATAAATGAAGCAGTTGATAAGTGGCTACCTTATATAGCTATAAACGAAGTAGTAACAGTCGTTGATGCTACAAATCCAAATAGATTAAATGTAACAATAGATTTTTCAGTAGCAACTGCACCTGATGCTACAGAGCAAATAACCTTAGATTTTAATGCTACAGGATAGGAGACAGTAAATGCCTACGAATACGACAGGCCCAATAAAAGATGTATCTAAAGAAGTCAAATATTTAAATAAAGACTTTGAAGGATTTAGAAATGATTTAATAGAATATGCAAAAACATATTTTCCAACTACATATACAGATTTTAACGAGTCTTCTCCTGGCATGATGTTTATTGAAATGGCAGCCTATATTGGTGATGTTCTTTCTTATTATGTAGACAGTCAATTTAAAGAATCTATTTTAGCATACGCTGAAGAAAAAAGAACAATTTATAACATAGCACAATCTTTAGGATACAAACCAAAAGTTAGTTATCCTGCTTCAACTGTATTAGATGTTTATCAAACCGTACCTGCTACAGGAACAGGAGATTCTACAAGACCTAATATGAATTATGCTTTAAGTGTTACTGATGCAACAAAAGTAAAATCAACAACTACAGGAAAAACTTTTAGGTTCATGGATAATGTAAACTTTAAATATTCAAGTTCATTTGACCCAACCACAGTTTCTATTTTTGAAACAGATTCTAATATTCCTACAAAATATTTGTTAAAGAAAAGAGTGCGAGCAATTAGTGGTGAAGTAAAAGAAGAGTTGATTAGTTTCACTACAGCAACTAAATATGATAAAGTAGTGTTAGGTGGTCCAAATGTTATAGAGATTTTATCATGTGTAGATAGTGATGGTAATAGTTGGTATGAAGTTCCTTTCTTAGCACAAGATACAATATTTGATGAAGTAGAGAATACATCAGCAAACGATTCAGATTTAACACAATACAATGATACGGCACCTTACCTATTAAAGTTAAGAAAGACACCACGAAGATTTACACCTTTTATTAGAGATGATAATAGAACTGAGTTAAGATTTGGCGCAGGTGTTTCGGATAATCCTGACGAAGAGATTATTCCAAATCCAGATAGAGTTGGTTCATCATTAGCTAGTGGTATTAGTAAGTTAGATACCGCATTCGATCCAGCAAACTTTTTAAATACAAGAACTTATGGATTAGCACCATCCAACACAACATTAACAATAAAATATACAGTAGGTGGTGGTATTGAAGATAATGTTCCAGCAAATGATATTAAAAATATAAGTGACATTACATATGACATTGATGATTCTGCTTTAGTAACAGCTACAGTTCAACAAACAAAAGATTCAGTAGCAGTTAATAATCCCGATCCCGCTGGTGGTGGTAGAAGTGGTGAGTCACTAATAGAGATTAAAAATAATGCACTTGCTTATTTTCAAGCACAGAGTAGAGCAGTTACAAAAGAAGATTATATGATAAGAGCAATATCTCTACCACAAAGATTTGGAAACATAGCAAAGGTTTATATTGTTCAAGACGAACAACTTAACCAAGCTGAAGAACAAGTTCAAGAACCAGAAGTTAGTGTACAAGATGCACCACCACTTGAACAACAAATAGAAAATATAAGTCCGTTAGTTCAAGAAACAGCAGATTTAAAAACAGCTAGTGCTGAAATAAAAACTCAAAGTCCTGCAACGGTTAGAAAAACTATAGCAAAAGCTAGAATGACTTCACCTAAAAAAGCAAATCAAACATTAAGAGGAGCATCAGCAACAAATCCACTTGGTGTTAAATCTGGTGGTCGAGGTGGTCGAGGCGGTACAAGAGGGGGAGGATACTAATGGCTAAAAAACAAGCATCAAGAATACCTAATCCATTAGCATTAAATATGTATGTGTTAGGGTATGATTCTAAGAAAAAATTAACAAACGTAAATCAAGCAGTAAAAGAAAACTTACAAACTTATCTTGGTCAATACAGAATGGTTACAGACGCAATCAATATTAAAAACGCTTATGTGATAAACATAGGTGTTAAGTTTAGTATTATGACAAGACCAAATTTTAATAAGAATGAGGTTTTATTAAGAGCTATAGAAACGGTAAAAACATTTTTTGATATTGATAGATGGCAAGTTAATCAACCAATCGTTTTATCTGATTTAGTTTATCAGTTAAGTTTGGTTGATGGTGTAGCTACAATAGTTCCACCTGTAGAAGACAATAAACAATCTTTACCTATTGTCATAACAAACAAATATAAAACTGCAAATGGTTATTCTGGTAATCTATATGATATAGACACCGCTACGAAGAATGGTATTATTTATCCATCATTAGACCCTTCAATCTTTGAATTGAAATTTCCTGGGACGGACATTGAGGGTAGAGTAGCAGGAGACACCTAATGCATTATTTTGAATTTGCTACGGCAGACGCAACATTATACGAGGGTGAAGCAACCCAATCAGTAAATACAGGATTAGATCCTATACTTGAAGTTCGTAAAGATATGAACGATACTGGAACTACAATAAATGTATCAAGAGCATTATTAAAATTTAACCTTAGTTACCTAAGTGCTTCAGTTCAAAATGGTTTGATACCTAAAGCAGCAAAATATTATTTAAATTTATATGATGCAGGTTCAGCAGATTTACCATCCTCACAAACACTTTTCGTTTATCCTGTAAGTCAATCATGGACTATGGGTGATGGAACATACCATTCTAATCCACAGATAACAGAGGGTTGTAGTTGGAGATATAGACATGGTGAGATTGATGGAACACAATGGATAAGTGGTAGTAACAATACTGGTGGAACTTGGTTTAGTGGTAGTTATGCAGCTGGAACAAGAAACTTTACTTGTTCTTCTTCTTTAGAATATGAGACAACCGACATCCGTATGGATGTAAGTGACATTGTTCACGCTTGGATTTATAGTGGTTCACTATATGCTAATGAGGGATTCATGGTAAAGAGAAGTGGTAGTGTTGGAAATACAGATAGTGGTAGTGGAGTTCAAGAGGGTGATAGCACTCAATATGGACAACTAAAGTTTTTCTCAAGAGATACATCTACAATCTATCCACCAAAGTTAGAAGTAGTTTGGGATGACTCATCTTGGAGTACAGGTTCTTTAGCACCACTTACAGGTTCAGCATTAGAAGATACTGTAATCTATTTTAAAGGTTTAAGACCTGAGTATAAACAAAATAGTAAAATTAAGTTTAGACTTGTAGGTAGAGAAAGATACCCTGCTAAAACATATTCTACAACTTCAGCTAACTTGGCTGTAAAATATTTACCAAGTGGTAGTCAGTTCATAGAACATGGAACTTACTATTCAGTTAAAGACGCTGTAACAGAAGATGTGATAATACCATTTGGTTCAGGCTCACTTGTGAGTTGTGATACTGATGGTAACTTTTTTAATGTTTGGATGAATGGATTTCAAACAGAAAGATATTATAAATTTGAATTGAAAGTAGTAACAGGATCAGCATCAAGTGCAACTCAGATTGTAAATTACTATGATGATGATTTCACATTTAAAGTATCGAGATAATGCCATATACAAAAGCACAACTGAAAAATAATGAACATTACGAAAAAGCAATAGAAGCCGCTCGTAGAGAACAAGTAACTACTTTTACTAAAGATGAAAGAGCATACGCCGCTTCAGGTTCTAATGCAGCTGCAGGTAAAACTCTACGAATGAAAACAGGTGAGTTTGTTTCTATACCAGAAATAGAAAACGACCCTTCACAAAAAGTTGTCATACCAAATAAAACTTACTATGTAACAGATGACGCTGATAAATTTATTGATAAAGAAATAAAAGAGTTATTAAATAATAATCCTGTTACGACACTAACCGTATCAGAATTTTTTGATGAGTATGAAAAGTTAAGAGATGTTATTTCTACAGAGGGTGATAGAGATTCTCATAGATATATTGTAGATACTTCTAAAACATATATTAATACTGAAGATGATGAGGTTGCAAAATTAAGAAAAAGATTGCAAGATGAGATAGATAGGTTATTATCCATACAAACAAAATTACAAGAAACAATACAAGAAGCAGCTGATGACGCTGCTGTCGATGCAAAGTATGAAGAATATAAAGCTGAGATGTTAAGATATCCAAACACAACTGTAGCTTACACAAGAGCAGAGTGGGATGATAAAGGAGGACCAGTAGCATCAGAAACAAATGGTCATTCTAAATTAAGATTTGAACAACACGCACTTGGAAACCATAAAGGTAAAACAGAATTAAAACAACACGTATACGTTACATATTATGGTTATTTTAAACGAAAAGATAAAAAACTTCGTAAAGGAAACGGACCAGTAGTATTTAGTGTAAAAGCATTGGGTGACCCAACAATGACATATGAATGGCAAGATGCAGAAACAGGAGCAAGTCTTCAGTTTCATTCAAAAGCCGATAGGTTTAGGGGAATAGACACATCAATACTAACAGTAGAGCAAGCTGGTAAATATGGAAGTGGTTTTGGTCCTGTATTGAGATGTAAAATAAAAGATGCATCAGGTGAAATACTTTCTCAAAATTGTGAAATTAGTAGACGACACATTAAAGCTAACAGCTAGGAGTTAATCGGTGGCAAGTAAACAAATACCTGATTCAGGTATAAGCAACCAACAAATAGAATCAGATTTCGGTAGGTTTCCAACCGACTTCATAGAATACTACGTTTACGATTCAGATGACAACTTTATTGTTTCTAAAATTAAAAAATCAGGAGCTAAATCAGATTTAGTTCAATTAACTCCTGGTAAAGATTTAAGAGATTGTGGTTTAATAGCAGGAAAATATAAAGTAGTATATAATTTTTTAAGACAAAGAGGTGGTAAACCAAGAGTATTTTTCGTAGACGAAGGCGGTGAATTGTGGAATGGTAATATTCGTCAAGAGGGTGAAAAGTATTTCAAAGGTATTGAGTTAGACTTAACCAATCCAAATACAAGAGAAGAAGTTTTTATTTTTGATGATACGTATATGGTTCATCAGATATCACCATCAAGACAAGAAGTTAGGATAATACCTAAGACTTCAGACATTAGTGAATATAATAATGGATTTGCTTCATTAAACTTTAAAGAGTTCAGATATAATCCACTACTAACAGATATAGCAGGTGATGGTAAGATTGATAAGGCAGACCCATTTAAGTTTACGTCAACATTAGAAAATGCTGATGGTGGATTTAAAGAAGAAATGGTTGGTGGTTTCATAGAAATTCAAAATGCATTCATTACAGGATATGAAGAAACAGTATCATACAAGGAAGTTCCAAATCCAAGTTATGTAGCAAGTCAACCACAAAGTGAACCAACACCAGAAAATAAATTTAATAAAGCAAAAGAGATAGCAAGAGAAAGAGCAGATGTAGAAAAAGCTAAACGGAGTAATCCAAAACCTGCAGCTGATTCTCCAGGAGAAACTAATCCTCTTAAACAGGCAGCAAGTCGTTCAACAATTAAAGCAACACCAAATACTAACAGAGGGTCATCTACTGCAAGAGATGATTTTGATTTATAATGGCACTAACTAGAGAAGAAGCAAGAGAACGAGGTTTGATTGGAAGTGGTAACACTTTTAATGAACCAGGAGCTGATGGACCAGGCGATACTGCATCCAACCCATCGACAGGACAATCTTCTGAGAGTGAAGTTGCTATGGATATTTATGGTAATCAATCGACAACAATAGCAGAAGTTGTAAGAAGAGAAGAAACAGACGAAGATCCAGAACCAGGCGCACCATATGTAGATACTGGACTTGTTCCAGAACCTTTACCTAAAGATATTAAGATTGTAGATCCTGAAGATAGACCAACTGCAACACCATTACCGCCTGTAAATCCACCACAACCCAAACCAGAATTTCTTACAGAAGAAGTAAGAACTTTTAAACCAATTTACAGTTCATTTAGAGCACAGATTGTAGAAGTTATAAACAAGAACACAGTAAAACTCGATACTGATTTTAATCAGAAAGCTCAAGAGAATAATGTAGTTGAGGGTGATTATCAAGGATCAGACCCAAGAGCAAGACTAACATATAATGTAACATATCCAAATTTTAAGATAGATGATTTAAAAACAAGTCTTAATTTTGACGAAGATGTATCAGCATTAGTAACTAATATGCAATTAGACAATTCTACTGTTAAAGAGTATCCACATTCATTTGTAATGAAGTTAGACGAACCTCTCAATGAAGTTGTAGTAAAGGGTGATGAGTTATTAGTAGCTGATGAGATTATACCACCAATTACAGAAGATGTTATTTTAGTTCCACCTGCAGAAGAAGAAGATTATACAGTTCTTAGATCACCTGACGTAGATTCTTTAGATTCCCCTGTAAGAGATAGAGGAACAAATTTTGTAACTCAGGATACTTTAAAGACAACTGACCCAAGAATTAAAAAAGATTTTGAAGATACTCTTGTATCTTCAAGTTTAGCAAGTGTTGATTTAAATATAGATTATTCTGTATATCCTAACTTTGTAAACTTTAGTTCAGCTGAACAAAGACTTGTAAATTTTAAAACTAAAGTTACAAACATAGATGCTTATATGGCTGAGAGTTCTTCTATGGTATTGACAAGTGGTTCTGGTACTGATGTGAGAAGATGGGATAGAAAGATAAGAGAAGTCAAACAAGGATTTACACCATACGAAAAATATCTATGGGAAGACTCAACATCATTCGTATCAGGTTCTGTGTTAGCAGATACAGTCAGATATAATTCTGCCTGGCCTAAATCAGATGGTGCAGGAAGTTATGCAGACCCTTATCTAAATTATCCAGTTACTGCTTCACAAGCAATTTCTTGGTATGACGGACAATTGGCAAGTGCAAGTGTATATGATAAAGAAAATAGAAATAGTGTTAAAAATCTACTACCTCAGTTTGTAAGAGAAGATAGTGGTAACGATGACTTCATAAAGTTTACAGGAATGATTGGTGAGTTTTACGATAATATATGGACATATATTTCTCATATGGATAAGATACACGATCGTAGTGAAGGTACAGTAGATAGAAATCAGGGCTTTGCTGATGAGTTAGTATTTGATGTAGCAAAAGGATTAGGATTAAATGTAAAATCAAACAAAGATTTAATTCCATTAGAAAGATGGCATTTAGGACAATACCTATCAGGTTCAACCTATGTTCAGTATTCATCTAAACCAGAAAAAGATATACAAGCAGAAATACAAAAAAGACTTGTTAACAACTTACCTTTCTTTCTTAAAACAAAAGGAACACCAAGAGCATTACAAAGTCTTATAAACTGTTATGGTATACCATCTACAATATTAAGGGTTAGAGAGTTTGGAGGTCCTGATGTTAAAGGTAAAACGGGACAATTCTTAATACAAAGAAAACACGATAAAGCATTAGCATTTTCTGGAAGCCAATACATAAAAACCAAATGGCCAAAGTTTACTACAAGACCAAATACTGTAGAACTTAGATTTGCTGGAGCAAATAGTGGTAGTGGGATAAATAACAGAGTTCTATTAGAAGGACAAGATTCAGGTTCTGATAAATTTAGATGGGGAATATTATTAAGAGATAATGGTTCTACAGATGCAAGAGGTAATATAGATTTTGTATTATCAGGTTCTAATGGATTCTTATCATCATCTATTAATGACTTTCCAATATATGATACTGATTTTAATTCAGTAATGTTAACAAGAAAATCATCAAGTGGTGCTGAGTTAACAACCGATAGGTCTAACCAAAGTATTAACTATACATTATTTGCAAAACGATATGATGCAGGTAGAAGTAAGATATTCTTACAACAATCAGCTTCCTTAACAATAACAGGTTCTACCTATAACACATCTTTCCATTCTGGTTCTAATAAACTTTATATTGGTGGTTTGGCAAACTCAAGTGGTAAAGCAACCTACAATAAGTTTACAGGTTCTATGATGGAGTTTAGATTGTGGAAGACTGCTTTGAGTGAATCTAAGTTTGATAATCATGTAGGCGCACCAAATGCATACAATGGTAATCACGCATCTGCTTCCTATACAGATTTAGTTACAAGATTTTCATTTAACGATAATAAAAATTTAAGTTCAGACCCAAATGTTTCTGATGTTAGTGGTGATATAAGTTATACAGAAACAGGAAGTGCTGTAGGATTTAGTGGTAACTTCTTTGTTAATATAGAAGAGGAACATAAACTATTAGTTCCTAATCTTGGACCTAACAGAATGATGAGTAGTAAGATTAGAATAGAAGATTCTAAATTATTAGGTAATCTAAATCCAAAGAAAAAAATGGAAGAGTCTACATTTGATTTAGCTCCTGTAGATTCTAATAGAGTTGGTGTATACTTTGCACCATCCGATGTTATTAACGAAGATATTATCCGTTCTGTAGCTGATTTAGATTTTGACAAATATATTGGAGACCCAAGAGACCAATACAAACATAGATATCGTGGATTAAAAAAGGTAGCAGAATCTTATTGGCAAAAATATAGTTCACCAAATAACTTTTGGGATTATATGAGATTGATTAAATATTATGACAACTCTATATTTGATTTAGCAAGAAAGTTTATGCCAGCAAGAGCTAACACAACATTTGGTATAGTTATAGAACCAAATATATTTGAGAGAAGTAAAGTAGTATTACATACCTCTATGAGTTTTGACAATATGTCGTTCAGAGGTGAGATAGATTTATCACAATATGCAGTAGAAAACTTATTTTCAGCAAGTGCAGAATATCACACATATAATGGAACAGTTGGATACGATAGTAATCATTCCGCATCCTTTGGTGCAAATCAATTTAGAAATAATGCATTATACAAATTAGAGTCGATAGATAGACTTGGAAATTATGGTAGTAACTATCTTACAGCTTCTGTAACAAGAGGTGGTCCTAATTATGTTTTTGGTGAGGGATTACAACCATTTATTAGTGAGTCAAGATTATCAGAACATAACGATGACTTGTTGAAATTTTATACAAGTTCATTGAGTGTTTCTATAGCAAATGGATTTGGTGCTACATATAAATTAGATGGTAATTATCAATATAGTTCATCCTTTACAGGATCAAGACACGATGCAAAATACGATCAGTATTCTAACTTAGCAAATTTATTTTACGAGGGGTGTTTACAGACAATAGATACAACACCCGATGGATTTTCGCCTGTAGAAACAAGCGACACCAAACAAACACGACTTGTGGTACAGGAGCCAGGTAAGTCAAGATTAAAAACTGAGAGATAAATTTAGAAAGTGTATATTTATTAACTGAAGATATACTATTCAAATTATTATCAATCACAAATTCCAATAGGAGAACATGATATGGGTTATCTTGATAACACATCAACAACCGTAGACGCTATATTAACTAAAAAAGGTCGAGAGTTATTAGCAAGAGGCGGTGATGAATTTAAAATTACTAAGTTTGCACTTGGTGATGACGAAATAGATTACGGACTTTGGGATGTAACTCATCCAAATGGTACAAACTCTTATGGTTCAGCCATAGAAAACCTACCAATGTTAGAAGCATTTCCTGATGAAAATCAGATTATGAGATATAAGTTAGTTACACTACCTAAAGGCACAAGTAAAATGCCTATACTTGAATTGCCAATACCATCAACTGGTTTGACATTTACAAGTGCAGGACAAAAATCAGCGATATCGCCTGATACCAAGAATGGTTCAGACGCACAATTAGGATACACAGTTATTCTTCACAACTCAGACGCAGCAGATTTAACTGTAGCACAAGGTGGTGAGGTTGTAACAGGTGGAGCAACAACTCCTGTATTCTTAAGTGATGCAGAAAGAAAGAAAAGTATATCCGTTATTGGAAAAACTTTCTCAATCATCGCAAGAAGTACTACATCTAAGATTGTAACACAAATTACAATTATTGGTAATGAAACAGGAGCCGTAGTTACTGTTCCTATAACAATTAACAGTAACGCTTAGGAGATAAATCATGGCTGAAATATTTACAAGATTTGATCCCGCACAAGATATAGTATCTAATCTAAGACAGACAGTTTCTTCGGGTATGTGGAGTGGTGGTGTTGGAACACTTACTACATTTTTTACATCCTCAACGCAAAGTTCAAGTAATGGACAATATTACTATGATATGTATAAAACTGATCCAGCTAGTGATAGCGAAGCAGAGATTCAATTTTCTGTAGCTTTCGGTGATAGAAATGGTAGTGGTTCTTTAGGACAAACAGGAAACTTTCCAAGTAAGGCTATCTATTCACAATATAGAAACTTACTTTTAACACCCGGTGATTCTAAATTCACATTTGGTGGTAGTGTAGATAGTGATAGAATTTATGTTCTAACTACTGCAAGAGCACGACTTCGTGAGAAGATGGATCCAGGCAATTGGGAATTACATTTAAGTGGTAGTGTAGCTATAGCTACAGGAAACCAACTTACACATACAGGTTCATTCGTGAAGCTGATTGATGATAGTGGTGCTACTACAAATCCAAGTGTTAACGCAGGTGGAAGAGTGTTTAACGTTGTTAGTGGTTCAATCGCAACAGGAACTGCAGTAACTAAAACAGCAGCAGCATCTAATCCAGGTGGTGGTTTAGGATTATTTTATCCTGACTTAGGTATTATCGTATTGAATGCTAATACAGTTAGTGTAACGGGTTCTTTAACGTTAGGTAGTGGTTCAGCTGTAGATGGAAATAACGCTGGTGGTCTTTATAACGCTATAAAGAGAGGTGAATATTTCGTATCACGTAGAGAAGAACAACTTAACACAACACATTATTTTGCAAGAGCAACAAATCAGAAATTTAACTTTAGTAATAACCCTACATTCTTTACAGCATCTGATGGTTCATTAGTAAACCCATCATTTAAAAACGATCCTAAAGCGTATATTACTACGGTTGGATTGTATAATGATAACAATGAATTATTAGCAGTTGCTAAACTAAGTAAACCGATATTGAAAAGTTTTAGTAGAGAAGCTATAGTCAAAGTTAAGTTAGATTACTAATACAAGGAGACTTGGGTGTTTAAAAATGTAGACCCATCCGATGTATCAGTAAAACAGTTTGTTACCAACAAACGATTTACCGTAAGCGATATCGATAGTGGTAGCGGCGTCTTTGGTTTAACTGGCACATCATCAAGTATGTACGCTTTCGCAGTCGATACAGCAGACAAAACGACATTTACTAATGCTACACCACCTCTTAGTCATTCGTTCTTTCATATTCCTGTATATCGACAAATAAATCATCTCTATTATAGAGATTTTCCTAAACCTTACAACTCATATTGTTTTGCTTCAGAGTCAATTAGAAAACTTCATGGTTCACTAACTGCTATTACAGTTCCACGTGAGTTCTATGGTGAGAAAATAAATCCTGGTTCTATTGAATTAACTGATGATTCAGCAGACTCTACATTTACTATTTTAGATGATAGAAAAGGTAATCTATACGACAATAACTTTTCATCAAGTTTCGCACAACGTTCAGCATCAGCTAATGGTTCAGGTTCTCAAGTAGGTAATGTATTCTATGAACATGGAATATTAGTATTTACTGATACAGGTAGTTATTCAAATGTTGGAACAGGTAAAGGTGGTGATGGATTTCAATTACAATTTGAAGCAACACAAACTCATTATGAATATGAAATAGGTGTAACTGCAAATGAGGGTGAGTTTAACTCTACAAATAATATTTCTATATCTCAAAATAGAAGTGGTTCAATAAGAGTTCTTGAAGGAACAACAAACATAAAATCAGTCTTTGCTCCTGGCGACAATCCAACAAATGGAACAGGAAGTTTAGCAACAAAATATACTCCAACAGAAGAAGTAGAAGGTTTCGCAACTCATTCTGAGTTTAGACCATATGTAACTACAGTTGGTTTATACAACGATCAAAATGACTTATTGGTTATCGGAAAGTTAGGAAGACCAATAAAAAATGACGATGATTTATCTTTAAAATTTATCGTCAGATTCGATGTCTAAGGCAATATATATTATATTTATTATAGAATAAAACTGTTTCATCATATCCTCAATCCGAGGTAGAAATGTCCCTTTTTTAAAATACTGGAGAATTTAATGAGAAAGCTCTTAATGTCTCTACTAATGTTATTGAGTTTTTTACAGGCTCAAACGCCTATCATTAGACTTATGCAGAGCAGAGAATATAAAACGCCGAAGTTTTGGTGGAGAGACCAAGTTACCCATAGTTTGAGAACATATTTAGCTGATGACGCTTCTACGCCAGCTTATAAAAACAACAACTTTGATGCTTGGAGAGATGATGTAATGACAGTTGCCGTTACACTTGATGATAACGGAGCAGATGTTAGTGCCTTTCGTTTAGAT